ATATTGAATCTTACAGGTACACGATGTGACATCCTGGGAGCAGGTCAGTTGCACCCTTAACTCGTTCTGTCCTACATATATTTTTCCCATCACGTTAATACTAAAGAGGTTTCTGAATATGTTACCGTTATGATGCTGTTGTCTGCGAATGTTACTGTTATCGTACTTGTCCCTTCAAATAATACCGTTATCGCGCTCGTGCCGCTGAAGATCTCCGGTGTGGTCGTGGTCACCGACTGCGCCGTGATGGTCAGCGTGCCGACCTCACAGGTCAGCGTGTATATTTGTGGTGGCGGCACCGGGTTACTCACGAACGGCTCACCCAGGTAGGAATAGTCCATCGTGTTCAGGTTAATCGTACTCTTTGCCGCCACATCGCAGAATGGCTCCCCCAGGTACGAATAGTCCAGCGTCTTGAGGTTCGTTTGTGTTACTGTCGCCATATCACTTTTGCTATCTTTTTAGCCGGTGTCTCTGCCAGCCAATTTCTCACCTTGTTCCATACCTTAGTCTCAGTGAAGTCTTCCATGTCCACGCCGTAAGCCTGTGCCAGACCACGGGCTACTTTAAGCACGAAAAAGCGCAAAATGTCGGCATCGTACCACGGGAGCACTGACAGCATCGTTTTATATTGTGTCAGCGTCATAGCCGGATGGTTCTTGACATATTTCACGAAGTCTTTTAGAAGCTCTATGTCAGCGTCAATACCGAATGTCAGTTGAGGCGTATCATTATATTCATTAGCCTCCACGTAGGCATTGTAGTCAGCGTCAATCTGCTCCTGCGTGGGAGTGGTCAGATAGTGGAATGTGACGCAGGTCATGTCGTCCTGTGTCGCCGATACCCATGCTATCTTATTCTCGTATTTCCGTAAGTATGCCATGTTAATCTATTAAAGGATATTTACTTTCTTCAAATAAACCTTTTATCTTATTATTTTTTTTTCATCAATTTGTTCAAAATCATGATCTTTATATATATCATCATTGTATGAACTATCATCCATGTGACAATACCAACAGTCATTATTCCAATAGGCAATTATCCAATCATCATTAGAATTACGTTTCACCCAATAATAACCTTCTTTTCTCATAGTATTGTATTTTATGCCTGTGTTATTTCGATGTCGTCAATAAGCACGTATTCATCTGCCGCATTAGCCTGCCAGTAAGCCCAACCCTCTATCTCTATCACTCCAGCCTCGGCAGGGGTGAACGTAATGGTAAGCTGGTTGCGGTTGGTGTCGGCAGGACATACCGTAGGTGATGGTGCCACTCCTGAAAGTTGTCCGGCACGTACCGCTAATGCCGCACCTATATCCGAGGCGTGTGACTTCTTGAAGTAACAGGTGACAGTTACCAATGCGCCTGAATTAACCTGTGCCTTTGCGATGACAAGGTTAAGCGGATATGATGATGTCCGTGCCACGTTGGTCACGGCTAACTTCCATTCGTTGCCCGTGCCTCCTCCCGTGGCTGCCTGTTGCGTGATAAGCCCGTAGTCGGTGTATATGTAGGTATACCCTGTCGAGGTTAGCTTGTTGATGTTCAGCCGTGAGTTGCCGTAGTTTTCCATTCCGCTGCCTATGGTCGCCTCAGCTATCGTGGCGTTGCGGATGTAGTTCTTACCGTAGATATTATATATCGCTGACGTTGTATTGCCTGTCGTTGACAGCGTGGTAATGGTGTTGTTACTGCTGCTGGTAAAATATACCCCGTAGCTGGTGTTATTATTCGCATTGCTCAGTGTGGTGATGATATTGTTGTTGCTGCTGCTGGAGAAATATACCCCTGAGCTGGTATTGTTATTCGCGTTGCTCAGCGTGGTGATGGTGTTGTTGCTGCTGCTGTTAAAATATGCCCCGTAGCTGTTGTTATTCGCGTTGCTCAGCGTGGTGATGGTGTTGTTGCTGCTGCTGTTGGTAAAATATGCCCCGTAGTTGTTATTATTCGCGTTGCTCAGCGTGGTGATGGTGTTGTTGATGCTGTTGGTAAAATATGCCCCGTAGTTGTATCTCGAAAAATTCAGATAATTCAGCGTGATAAACGATTTACTGTTTAACCTTATCCCGTATCCATTGCCATTCAGCCCATCAAAATAAGTCTCTCCGGTCTGGAATCCCGTCCCCGTGTCATAACCGCCCTGAAATTCGATGTTACTGCCGGAAGTTCCTGAATCAAGCACATCCTGAACCGTAGTCGTACCTGATGCCGCCAGCGTGGTTTTGATGGTCTCCCGTGCATAGGTAGCCAATCCAGCACCGCCCGTCCCGCTATACCCTTCACCCGCATTAGACTTCGTATTCGTGTCCGTGTCGAGCAATACCGCCGTATCATTGATGCTCTGAATACCGTACCATCCTTCCGTTCCGCCCTGCTCTGCACTGTTCGTGCTGATTAAAGACTGCAAATTAAGTCCACCTGTTGCACAGGCAAGGATATTGTCTATATAAATATACTTCGAGGCGGTATAGGTCGCCGCCGCACCGTTGGCAATAGCCACGGAATTGATGTTATTACTTAAATTACCGCCTGAAGAAATTGTCAATGGCAGCCATCTGCCCGTGGAGGGTATCGCAGGAATAGCAAAGGAATGAGCCGCCGCACCCGAAGCGTCTGCCGTGGTGTATAGGTTCAGCACCAGCATACCCGCCGTGATAGCGACCTCGTTCTTGATCCAAAAAGAAACATCCTGCTTCGTGCTTAAATCCAATGCACCCGTGGCGAAATATGCCTGTACCTCCCCGTTGGCAGGAGTGGCATCTTCAACTATCTTTACACAATAGGAGCCTTGCTTAGCATCTGTTGCTACAGCCAGCCTATCCGATGATGTAGCATTTACGGGCGTCCAGCTTGTCTCGCAGAGGTCTATGTTAATAGTCTGTGCCGTTGCCAGCGTCACGGTCTTGCTCAGGTTTGTCCATGTGGCGTTACCTATGGAATAAGGCGCAGGCGACTTGGCTATGCGGCACACGTCACCGGGCACGATGGTCGCCGCAATAGCACCATTAATATCTTTCCAGGCATTACCCCAATCAGCGCCGCTGTTTGAGTTACTTCCAAGTATATAGTCTATATAATAAGTGTTTGGCATGCCATTGAATTATTTCTACCTGAATAGGTTATCATATTGTTATTGTAATTTGTAAAGCTCCCGTTGTCGCGTTGAAATCGCACACGAACACATCCGTTGATACCATACTGACCGTGCTGCCAACATCGTAGTAACCTATCAACTCATCGTTAGCCGCATCATCATTATAGATGACCACATAGCGAAAGGTAGGCACCACACCCGAAGCCGTAAGCGAAAGGTCAGCCAGCACCAGCTTATAAACCCCCGTTGTCTGTGTCGATGAGGTGACGGTAATGACCCTCGATGACAGGTTGGTATGATCTATCTGCGTGATGTCAGCCAGCACGGTATTAGTTGCTTCAGGTGCCACGTTGGTAAGCGCAACAGTAAGCGCATCACCTGAGAAGTCATGCACGCCGTTAGCCACCGCCGCCGTCAATGAATGTACTATCGTTATCGCTGCCATCAGTCTTTATTTACGATATTCATGATGAAGCTATACATCGCCAGCAACACTTCCACTCCCTCCTCGACCAGCTTTTCTACCTCCTCATCAGGAAGGTCGAGTTTATCTTTTACGTGCGCTATCGTTTCCGCACGGCGTTCTGGTGTGAAGTTCATCAACACCCCCTTGATCTCATCCCAGTCCTGTATCGGCTGCCATATGCCCCACGCGGAAGTAATGAGTTGCAGCACCTCACCAAAACGGATCTTCTTGTCAGCGAGTGCGTCTTTCATCTGCATCCCGAACTTGATCAGGATGGTAATTAATTTAAGGAATGGTTCCATCGTTTGAATTGTTTGAGTTTAACTTCTTGTCGATAATATCCTGTTTGTCCGCGCTGCCCTTCGATGAGCCGTAGAAGTACCCCACGACGCTACCGAACGCGGCCAGCAGCGACCCGATCGTGATGTTGATGACATCCACCATATCCTGACGGTAGATCAACAGCACCGCGATCAGGGCGAATACCCCGGCCACGATGACCGCACCGAGGATGTACATGTATATCGTTTTTGATTTCATGGTAAAATCTTTATCGGTTGGTTGACTTTCGTGATCTTGTCCGTAAAGGTGATCTCGCTGCTCAGGATCGCATACAGCTTCGTCAGGTAGGCTGGCTTCAGGTCGCCGTCATACTTCAGCCATACGCACGACTTTCCCGCGACCGTCCACTGGTTGCAGTCGCTCAGTACCCAGTGAGCGCGATACACGGTATAGTTGTCGTTGATGTAGGAATCAAAAGCATGTGACATCCGCGTCCAGTATTCAAGATCCTCATGGTAGCCGTCCACGATCGACTGCACCATGTCCTGCGGGTATCGCCATAGTTCAGGGTCAAGCAGTATTTTCGGGTATTCAGGCCGTTTAGGTATCAATACCGACAGCTCCTGCACCTGGGATTGTGATAGGGGTTCATAACCGGTCACCGGCCCGATGACAAAATACTGCCTGTCCGTGCGCTGTATCACTCCCTTTTTCGCGGAGTACCACAGCAGCTCATCCAGCCGCGTCTGGTCACATGGGCAGCACAGGTTATCCCTGATCTCCTGTTTGTTCAGGTAGCCTTTTTTATACCGCTGTTCGTAGGTCAGTGGTTGGCTTACGGCTGTGATGGCCGCAAGTAAGAGTAATGTGATGATGATCTGTTTCATTTTTTATCTTTTATTATTGTTGCTCCCCTGGGCCGTGTTGGTGAAAACTCGTGCAATATTTCCTTTTGGGTTTGAGTCAGGTTTGGGTCGCTGATGAGGGTGAAATATAGGACGGTGATTTTATTTTCATGTTCCTTGAAGATCTCCATCATGTCGTCACGAAATTCATCGACATCTTTCTTGTCCGTCTGGTAGTCGACGAAGAAGGCGGCCAGCATCGCGGCTATGATTAGTTCGAGGATATTATCCTTTACCCAGTGCGAACATTGTTGAATAGCAGTCATTGTTATTAACCTTTTTATTTTTAATCTTGTCATTTTAGTGTTTCGCTTCGACTTCCTGGAGAATCTATCTCATAGTGAAAGTCAATATCTAACAAAATGAAATATTCATTTGTGCCATTGTAGGTGTCGCTGACATCATCCTGGAGCCTTGTGAACGTGAATGCGATGATGCTTGAAACATTGTCGCCGCCAGCTCCGGTGATCGTTCCTAAGTCTTGCAGATAATGTACACCGGCTGTTTTGGCTGCTACAGGTATTTCAACGATGAGCGTGTCTGTTGTCGGAAATGCCTCGCCTATGTCTGCCCAGGTATATTCCAATGACACCACCACCGTGTCACCAGCTTCGGCTGCCTCCTCTATCGTATAGTGTATGTGCGCCTCGATGTCTGTTCCTGTCTTCATCCTGTGCGAGAATTGCGCCTGCCCATAGCTTATGTCATTCTGCGATGAGGGTGCGTAACCCATCTGCTTTATGCCGCTTTTAAGTGTTCGTAGAGAAGGAGCGTTAACCCCAGGAGCCAGAGTAAGTCCGCTTACTATCATATCATCCCAATAGGTGTCTGTGTAGGTTACGTCACCCGTCACGGTCAGGTCGCCGTTGATGACCACCGAATCAGCCGCAAAGTCACCCCAAATTAAAGGCGTGGCGGAGTTGGAGTTTTCGATGTATAGCTTATTAGATTCTGTTGTTAATGCAGACCCAGCATCCGCACCGATAAGCACATTTTTTGAACCAGTCGTCAAACCACCTCCGGCATTAAAGCCAAAGATAGAATTTGAATCACATGAAGTCATCGCATCTAACGCCTGATAACCTACGGCGGTGTTGTACTGTCCTGTGTTGTTGGCGGCGGTTGCGCTGCCTCGCATGGCTTCGTAGCCTACGGCGGTGTTATAGGTTGTCCTCCCTGATGCTCTTGGGTCAGCATTTAACATAGATTGATAGCCAATAGCCGTACTTCCATCATTACCATAATTAGCTTGCAGCGCCATTTTACCTATTGCAACATTATAAGAGCCGTGATGATTTGCAGCCAAAGCCTCATCACCAAGAGCCACATTATAATTCCCCGAATCTAATTGAAGCAATACGCCCCACCCAACACCAACATTACTTGAGCCTTGCATCACACCATTGAGAGCATAATGACCATAGGCTATATTATTTGAACCTGTTGTTGTAAAGTTACCTGATGCAAAACCTGTAAATAAATTGAGCACCCCTGACGAAGAGTAATCGTAAGTGTGCAATAATCTCTCTCCATTCTGAATTATCTGCCCCGCCGTTGAGGTGGTGGTAGGCATTATATACGTGCCGTTAGCTGTAATATTAGTGTCGCTCACAATATTACCCCTGACCGACAACGTAGCCGCAGGGCTGAACCCAGCAGGGCCGATTGACACACGGTTACGCAGGAAGGTGTAATCGTTCGTGTGATCCAGAAAGATTAACGCCCTGTCTACATTGTTGGATATAGCAACCGAATCATCAATCATATACGTTTGCGTAACATTGACCGCCCCTACCACCTTTACCGTGTCATTAATGACAGGGATGCCGACCGTGTTCGGGATGATGGTATCCACCGCCGCCTTATTCATGTACCTGGTTTGCGCCCCGGCGGTGAAGGCGAACAAAACTAAAACTATCGTAATATATCTTAACATATGGCTGCGTAATCTAAGCGACCTGCTGTGGCCGCGGTTAATGTAAATCCGTTAACTGTATAGCTGTCCGAATCGACTGCGACATCAATCGGGTTGCCGTCCGCATCGTAAGCGCGCAGGACAAGCGTATAAGTGTCGGCCGCGATCGCTGATGAGAATGTGATCGTGTTCGCCCCGGCTGTTATCGCGGTTGCTTTTGCTTTGCGTACGTCCGCGAACAGGATGCTGTACGCTAAATCAGTCAAAGCTGTGTTCATGATCAGCCCGGTTATGGCCTGCGTGCCGTTGGTGTTGATGTAGGAATCAATGTACGCTTTGAATGTCGTGTATGTTCTTCGTGTTGGCATTGTTTTATTCTATGAAAAAGTCCATGTTAAAGTCCGTATCTAAGAAGTCGCCGCCCACCGTGTACGGGTAGAACTGAACGAACTCCCCGTCCCAGGTCATCTCTTTCGGGTTCCAGCTCACGGAGTTGATGAAGTAATGCCGTGAGGAATAATCCTTGATCACACTGGCAAGCGTCATCGTATTGCCCCGGCTGTGTATCCTGCCGCGTAGCCTGAAGGAAGGGTAGGAGTAATAGTTTTGCAGCTTCTCCTTGATGATGGTATTCACCAGGTCGTAGATTACCACCGACCCCGGATAGTTACCCCAGTAGCGTATATAGTTGCCGCTGTCGTCAAAGAAGTTATACAAGTGCGTCAACTGTTGCGTGCCGTTGGAGCCATAGGGTGCGACCGACTCCCCATACCGGACGTTGTAATCATCAGGCTTCAATAAGTTGTCCGCGCTTATCGTTGTGCTTATGGTGCGGTCGTACTCATCTACCTCCTCGACCTTGTTCTTGAAATATTTCTTTTTCGCAACCCGCTCCGATGTAAATTTCTTCGTGATTCGATATTGCGGTGAGTTTACGATCTGCAAAGCGACATCTTTGCGCACCCCGGTTACCTCCTGCTGTTCGATGCCTAACTGGATATTACGCAGACAAAGCCCATCGGAAGAGGTTCCCGCGCTGGTTGCGACCGCCTGCCATACATACACCTGGAACTTCAATGCTGCCGGGGGTGATGCGACAACAGCCGCCGGTGGTTTACCTATAATGATGTTCGTGTTGTACCACTGGTTTGGGTAGTCATATATGAGCAGGTCGTTGAAGGTTGTAGTGTCCGGGTAATAGTTCCAGGCGTATGTCCCTGTCCCGTTGTCGCCATAGGTGTAAAAGTTGGCATCTACCCACATGTATATCCGAACCCTGACCAGTGCGTCCTCGTCATCCGCCCAGTTGTTCTTCAGGATGTAATGGTCGATGTTGAAGCGCACCCGGATATTCTGGTCGTTCCATCCGGTGATAAATTCACTTACCGATGTAGGTAGGATAAAGTCATCCGATGCGATGTTCTTCGGCGGCACACCCACTCCGGTATAGTATTCTGCTAGCCTGACCGCATCCCAGTCGGCCTCGTGCGCGACCTCCATCGAGTTGTTCAGCGTCCAGTAGTTCAGGTCATTGTAGCTGCCGTCGGTGAACTCATCGGTAAAGAATTTCCCGTCGAAGTTGTTGAACTTCAATATGTTTTTCCGGTGGCCGTACTCATGGTAAACGTCAAACGAACCAAACGCTGGTTCAACCTCCAGCACCGCCCCGGCCTCGAACCGCAATATCGGCTCGGTCGTTGCAGCGGTCAGCGTCACACGGTCATCAGCCGCCGCGGTCGTGGAATCATACGTCTTATCACTTAGGTAGTTATCCATGCGGAAGGCTTGGTACTTCTGATCTATGCAGTCGATACGCCATGCCCCGTCGACCTGTCGCACCTGTGCCGTCATCGAAGCCAGCAGCGTCTCAAGGATGTCATAGGAAGTCCACAGCGTGCCGTCCTCTTTCCTTACCGAGCGCAAATCAATGTAAATCTTTTCAAGTATCCGTTCGTACACCGGCGATGCCCCGGTGAGGTATTGCAAATTTACAGCGACCTGGTAAGGTAAATCTAACCCAATGTCGCCCAGGATCTCGAAGATGATGGCGTACAGGTTGACGTATGGCGGATCGGGCGGCGCCCCGAACTCCGTCCATGTGCCTTCGATGTTCTTCAGCGATCCCAGCCCGTCCGTTGCGTGTATGGTCACAATGTACGGTGCCGGCTGGAATGGTTCTAAATATAGTTCAGGGTTGATCCAGCCGCGCCACTTCAGCGTCCCAGCAACGGTAAAGTTGACATAGTGCTGCTTGTTGGTGCCGGTGAACAACTGAAGATACTGAAATGATGTCGAGCTGACCAGTTCAATGTAAGCCTCAGTCGGTTTGATGCAAGTGTACTTCGGATCCCCGGCAGCCATCATCTCTATACGGATAGGTGTCTCACCGCCCTTAACTTCGGTCACAGCACCCGCGAACCCGTCACGATAGATTGATATGATGCACTCGTTGCCAGCCGCATCGTCAAACGTACACCGGTATAGTTCACCGTAAGCCATCGTTATCCGTATCTTTCTTTTTTACTGTTCTGCTTGTTGACAATATACACCAGGTCTTCACCCCTGATGCGCCATTCACCCTGAGCGCCCGGTGACTGATAATTAATCTTTCCTGTTATCCCTCCGCCGCCCGCCGAGTTGAACATGCCGCTGCCGAAGCCGCCTATCAAACCACCAACCATACCCCCGACCGGGCCGCCTATTGCCGTACCTGCTATCATCGCCGCCATCTTGATTAACATTTGCAGGAAGATCTCACCGAAGTTGGCGCCCTTCTGAAATGCCTGTGCCATCGCTTCACCCAAATCAATAAATGCGACCTGTGCCACGTTTGCCCAGTCGATCGTCTCCTGTATCTTATTGTTGAAGAAATCCAGCTCCACCGGCCTTGCGGTCAGCATCCCGGGTGTTTTTGCGTTGCCCTGAACTTGCAGCCCGCTTATATTCATGTAATCCTCCAGCGTTGAGGATCCGCCACCGGCACCGAACCACAGATGACCGTTTTCGGCCATGTCCTGCAAATGTTCAGCAAGCGGTCTTACGGCTTGAGATGCTTTCTCTGCTGTTTCAGCGATAGCACTAAATAGTTTGGGTAATGGCGCACTATATGGATCTGGATAATTACCTTGCCCCGTCAATATTCCAGCGCCGACCAGCGACTGCGCCCCTATGCCACTCATAGACAGGTCGCTTGTCCCCTGTGGATAATATTTCCTGTCTCGCGGCGACTTTACCAACGGCGTCCCGTCTAAGGTTGTCGGTAATCCCGGCCCCTTTATGTTCGATATACCTAAGAACATCCGCCATGCACCGCCCGCATCTTCGACTGCTTTCAGGAAGTCGTTCAGTTTCAGGATAGCGAATTGTAGATTATAGGTCACCACGTTCCAGCCACCCTCATCACCCATCGTCTCAAGCAGCTCACCCCATGCCTTATCCAGTTGCGTGATAGCCGCCTCCTGATTCCTTATCTGTGATTCAGCTACACCGGAAAACTTGGCAAGCACATCCAGGACGCTATTATATCTTTCAGTTGAATTAGCTAAGCCATCCAGCTTTAACCCCGTCTTGCCGAATGTTTCACCCGTTTGTACAAGTGCCTTACCTACCTGTTTCGCAGCCTGGTCGAGATCTATCCCCATTGCCGCCGCATAGTCAAGCACCAACGGGATCAGCTCCTTTAATTTAGCTACATCCTTTGTGTAAACAGCAAGGATACTCTGCGCCCTGATTATATCCTCATCGTTAAATAATGACTTCCATTGCAGCTTGTCGGCCTGTGCAATTAAATCATCAGTGACTGCCTTACGTTGCTTTAACAGTGTCGTCAATTGCGCCTCAGCCTTCTGTTGCTGACCGGCGGCGATCATGGCCTGCTTACCGAAATTGATAATGGCTGAAACAGAGAATGCGGCCGCTATTCCGAGTCCAATATTCTTGATGCCTGCCGCAAAATTATCAGCCTGGGATTGTGACTCCTTTAACCCCTTCTTAAAGGCGGTGTTATCAAGGATCTGTTTATATCGTAGCTGTGTCTCTTTAGACATTGTGTGCGGTTTTTTGTGTTAATTTACCTAACGCATCCCTGATTTTATTGGTCACCGATGTATTTGTCATGGCAACAGCATTTCTGATGAACGGATGCTCTTTAGGTGGTTTGTAGAATTTAGTCCCACCGATATATATTTGATCGTACCAGGCTTTGACTATCACATAATAAACCAGCTTATACCTTTTACTTGTACGAAAAACAATGCTTCTCCGTAAATTACCAGCAGGATGATTTCGTGAAGGATAGCGCCTGTTGCTTTGCACGCCTTTTTCACTTCTGCCCGCAAGCCCTTTCGCTTTATTGATTATTTCCCTGTCGGCATCCTTGAATATCTTAGCAATGTCACGCCGCCGCACATTTCCCATTTCCAGAAGATTGTTTATGCTTCTGTCAAAATCCCTGTGATCCACTGTTAATGATGTCGCCATTGTCAGTTATAAAATTTCTTATCCTCACTTTCTGCCTCCGGGTTGAAGTACCGCCCCATCTTACGTGCGAAGTATTCAGCCTCTTCCTCTGTCATCCGCACCACATCATCGACCTCCCACGGGAAGCGTATCAAATCTTTCGGCGTGTTCAACGATCCTTTCCTCGCGTTGGGTATTGCCAGTATCCAGGTCTGCCACCGTGTCCGCTCCCATTCTGCCTTCTGTTGCATTTCAAGTTTCAAATAATAACCCCGCTGCTTCTCGTACCACTCCTTCAGAGATAGTCGCCAGAAAACGGCGGGGTCAAGTCCCATCTGTCCGAACGCCAAAGCCATCACATCATCCCATCCTGTTACTTTTTTTTTGACTCCCCCGCCGCCTCGCTCTTCTCGAACTTCGGTATGCTGTCCATCAGCACCGCGGCCAGCTCCTTCCGTTTGGATTTCGTCAGCTTGTCTTCCCACTCCGAGACATCCTCCCGCGTGAAGTCCACTTTCTTGCCGATCTCCTTGCAGTGTGCGACCGCGCCGAAGTATAACATCTCCACCGACAGGTCATCCATAGAGGTCTTGCGGATCTTCTCAAAATCCCATCCGTTGGCAGACCACAACTGATACCAGGCGAACATGTCGAACAAAAACCCGCGCGTCTGCTTGCACGGGATGAAACCCAGCCGATTGCACCTGACCTCGATCTCAACGTAATGCGGTAACTTCATACTCATTATGTTTTTGCCACGCTGTATACCGTGTCTGTGCTTTCGATCGTCGCGCTGTACGTGACCGGTGCGTCGTTCGGTGAGTCAATGGAGCATGATGTCACATACCCGGTGAAGTACCAATATCTGTCGCCACTCGTGTTGGTTGAGAACTTGCATACCGCCGATGTCCCTGCTATAAGCAAATCGCCCAGCTTGTCCGCGTTGACTGTTGAATCCAGCGCGACCAGTCCGTTGACGGTGATCGTTGCCCACTTCGTACCCATAAGAATACTACGGTACAAACTCGAATCCTTCGATGTGATGTTGATGACTGTGCCGTTAATGCTTAGTGAGTTCGATGTCGTGTAAGCCTGCAACACGCCGCCGACATATAGTCCTAAGGTTCGCCCGTTGAAAGGCCCTGTTGTTGCCATTTATCTTTGTTTTAAATTGTTTATCCTCTGTATATTACTTTAACTGTCAATGTCGCTATATATCCCCAGCCGTCCTTGACCTTAGCTGTTTCCGGTTCATCTTTAGCCACTGTAAACGAGTAGCCGGTAATGTCTGTAAATTCATAACCCGTCTGTGATTGGTCGCGGTACAGCGCCGTCCGTACATAACCCGCGTAGGTCTCGCATAACGCCACGGTGTCGGCGTATATGTCCATCTGCACCTCTGCCACATCGAACGCGGCCATGTCGCTGGTCTTTGTCTCATTCTCAATAGTTTCAAATCCTACAAGATCAAGCACTATGCACGGGTAGTCAGCGTTCAGGGGTAGTTCAATGTAATGAATCCTGTCGCTGAACGCAGCCAGGCAGGTTGCGTTGGCGTATATCGCTGCGTATGTTTTCGTTAAGAATTGCATCAGCTTTTGTTTTCATCCAGTGAATGAAACACCCGGTAAGGTGTAGCCAGCCGTTGCCACATCGTGAACAGCGTGCGCACCTTGTCGTCACGGTTAATGTAGAGGTCTGTGGCAAGCAACAGTATCGCCTGACGCACCGGGGCCGGGACCGCGTTCGGTGACGTGAACCCCGCCACAAATCGCACTGTGACCGCATCGAACTTGTCCTCGTTGGTCGACGGTATGCTTACGTTAGTCGTATAACGCAACCTGAACGGCTGTTCATAGAGGTTATAGAAGTAATTCGTGGCCGCCCAGGTCTGCTGCACACCCGAGGTGTCGTAATACTTCACGCTTGTAATGCTCTTTATCGGCGAGAATGGCAGTACAATACCATAGGCAGGAAATCCGGTAAGGTGAAAGTCATACGTCGAGTCCATCAGCTTCATCCCCGTGAACACTTCGATCTCCTCCTGTGCCGCTGCAATGAGCT